TTAGGTCATCCATATGTTGTTTTTGATGATATTGCATGGGAGAAGCGTGATAATCTCGCTAACAATCCTAAAAATTCTCTTCAAGAAGTTATTGCTTGTATCAATAATTCTCCTTTTTCAACCAATCAAGCAGCACTTGAAGATAAGGGTCGCATTCCCTTTTGCGCTCGATGTATTGTTGCTACTACTAACACAAAAGATGTGAGTGCTCGTGCTGTTGCGCAATGCCCTACTGCTATTCTTCGTAGATTCGGAGTTATTATTACTCCCGTCGTTAAACCGGAGTATCGCAAACACATCTGTGTTGGAAGCTCTTTTGTTGAGACTTTTATGATCGATCCTTCTGCCTATAGTGACAATGCCTGGAATTTTCGTGTGGAAACAACCTCTTTGAATCAGAACAAGAATGTTTTATATCATTCTTGGAAAGTTGTTGGAGGAGTTCCTATCGAAGGACAAGGCCATCCTATTGATAACTCCGATCAACATTTAACGGATGTTATGTCATTAGAGGATTTGATGATTTTTCTTGATCATTATGTTGAGAAACATGAAAAAGGTCAGGAATCTCTTATGTCCTCTCTTACTCACGAGTCTGTCTTTTGTAAGCACAAAAATTTACAACGTTTGTGCAACATTTGTCCTCAACAATTCATTCCTTCAAGTGAATTACTTCCTTGTATTCGAGCTCGTTATTATACTGTTCGAGACAAGTGTGATGGATTTATATCTCCGATTAAGGAGAAATTTGAAAGTTCCTTGAATCTGACTCGATCAATTCCTTCTCATCTCACAAGAGATGCTATCGCAGCATGGTATACTTCGTGTGAAAATACGAAAGTTTTCAAAAAGTGTGCAGCTGTTCTCGCATTATTTGTGGGATTGGGAGCTCTCTATTACATTCAGATCTCTGATAGTATTGGAGAAACTATGGAGCCTTCAAGTGTTGTGAAGGATGAGGATGAAACAGCTAAGAAGAATGTTTGGGCAAGAAAAGTGGACTGTGAAAATAGTCTTATTGGTCCTTGCCGTAACATAACTTCTGACAATTTAGCAAGTGTTTTGTTGAATCGCTGTGTTTACACAATAAGCACAGGAAAACAACGAAATATGATGTTGGGTTTGTATGGTAAAGTTTTTGTTACTGTTGGACACGCATTTCCTGAGAGTGAAAACTCTTGGAAGATAACTGTTTATCGTGGGGACCAAGATTCGCCTGTTAAAGAGCGCTATGAATGTATTCTTACCAAGGAAAACATTTTGCGACGCGACGGTGATCTTGTTTACATACGACATGAGGCATTTCGTCCCACTCGAGACATCCGCAAATTCATCAAGAATTTCTATCCTGCTGGAAAAGGTCTTATGATTACTAAGCAACGAGAAATTGCTTCTATTATGAGATTTGTCCCAGTAAGAGATCAATATCCGGTTGGAGAAACTATGTATCATACCGACGTTCGTATTCTTACTTCTGAAGGGCGAACTTCTATTGGTACTTGTGGATCTCCAGCGGTTTGTACTCGACCTGACGGTAATTACATTTATGGAATTGTTGTCAGCACGCATAGTGACTTTGATAGTTGTAAACATGGTGTTAAGATGCTTGATACTGCAGTCATTGATTCTCTTCCTGAGGATTTCTCTGATACGGGAATGCACTTTGCTCCTTCGTGTGACTTTATCTCTACTCCTTTGCATGAATCTAGTCCACTGCGACACCACTCATTGGATACGAATTTAGTTCCTATTGGATCCATCTCAGCTCCTCGAAAGCACTTTAAGAGTGAAACCACACGATCTATGATTTATCAGGATCTAGTGGCACATTTAGGAGAGATTCCTCAATATGGTGCTCCAAAGATGAAAGGTGGTTTTCATGAGGGGGTATATAAACATCCTATGATTCATGCCGCAGCAAAGCGAGGGAAGAACAAATCGATTCGAGACCCTGAGATCATGAAACAATGTGCTGATGCTGTTGAGAATGATCTTGCAAGTCAAATTGATTTGAAATCTATAACTTTGTTGTCATTAGATGATGCTGTTAATGGTATTCCTGGC